CACCTGTTGTGTGATAAAGTGCTGTATAGTGACTTCGTCAAGCAGACGTATCAGAAGAGCACCATAATGATTGGCCATCAATGGAAGAAGGGAGGAGCACGGCACATCGCCCACAAGTTGGGGGTGGGTCGCTCAGACCTCTTTTATATGACACTCGATGTCACCCATTTTGACCAGAGTGCCTACGCCTCGGTGATCACCATGATCATGTTGATGCCGTTCCTGCTGATGAAGGACGATGGGACGGAAGCTTATCGCATAGCCAGGGCCTTCATGATACAGCGTGCCCATGAGATGGCTGTGAAGATTGTGAAGTGGGAGGCAATGACGTACCGTATGATCATCGGCCAGGTCTTTTCTGGCCTTTTTGTTACGAGCTGGATTGACACTGTGTACATGGAGTTAATGATGAAGTGTGTGTTGATATTGTGTTACATGCGTATACACGCAACTGACCCAGCCCGCGCGGCGCGTTTTCAGAAATCGTTCATGCGTCGCGTTCAATATGGTGACAATTCACTCTATTGCTTTGAAATGGAGTTTTTGGAGGACATATGTGGGGCCCGTGACGCTATGTTTCCCCTTGGGCACATGCAGCGTGACCTAAGCACTTATGCTGGGCTCCTATTAAAACCATCTGAGACCTTCTTGTTCCTTCCTGTTTATGGAGAACCATCTCCCCTGCTTACCCTCATCCACCCGGGCACTCTCAGTGATGGAACCCCATGCTATGTTATAGACCGTGAGGGCCCCGAGTTTCTCAAGAGGCGGTTCATTGACATGTATCACAGTGTCCTGGAGCGCAATGAAATACTCCCTTGGAGGCCCGAGACGGACTACTATACTCGGTGTGCCATATCCAGTGTCACAACTGACATCGAGCCGTTGAAGTGGTCAGCCAAGTTCCTTGGTTTACTTGTGGACACTATGGGGACCAACGCATTCGCCTACAGGGCCATGCGAGCCATGTTCATAGGTTCACTCCCCACGGGCAGGGGTGTCACATCTCGTGACGTCGCCGCATGTGTTGAGGCGGGCAGTGTCGACCTCACAAAAGCTCTCGCGAAGACTGGACTCCTTGGCAAACAACTGCCCCAGTATGTAGCTAGCCCTCAAGCCCTGGTTCGAGAATTCATGTGGGATGATACCTGGCGTGAGGCCTGGGCAGTCGACAGAGGCATAGAACTGTATGATGAGAAAGGTGTTGGCTATACTCCAACATGGGATTACTGTGGTCAATCTGCACGAGAGTATTTGGTGGCTCACTCCACCCATGAGAATTATTATTAACGTATATCTACTTACCCTAATAGATCGGAATCCCCTGTGTTGCGTATGCAGCGCAGGGTCTCCCTCCC